GATATTAATACGCCAGAACGTGTTGCTTGTTTTTTAGGGCAAACAATGGTTGAAAGTGCCGGGTACAAAGCACTTATAGAAAATTTAAATTATAAACCAGAGACATTAGTTAAGATTTGGCCAAGTCACTTTCCAAATATGGAAGTTGCTCAACAATATGGGCATCATCCAGAACAAATTGCTAACAGAGCATACGCAGGTCGTATGGGCAATGGTGATGAAGCCAGTGGTGACGGTTGGAAATTTTGCGGACGTGGCCTAATTCAGATCACTGGTAAAGCAAACTATCAACAATTTGCCGATAGTATCGATACTCCAGTAGATCAAATTCCAGAATTTTTAGGAACATTCGAAGGTGCTGTTCAAAGTGCTTGCTGGTTTTGGGAAAGTAACAATCTTAATGCATTAGCTGATAACGGCGATGTATTAGGTATTACTAAAAAAGTAAATGGCGGCACTCTTGGGTTAACAGAACGTCAACAACATACTGCTAACGCACATCAAATACTACAAGGTTAATTATGTTTGCATGGCTCATACAACAGATTATAGGCGATTTGCCCAGTTGGTTATGGCCAGCGATTGCAGGCGGTGGATTTGCAATATATTTCTTTTCAGGAGTATTAAGTCATTTTCCACAAATAAAACCATATACATTTTTACTTAGACCCGCAGGGCTGGCATTAACAATATTTGGAATTTTCATGTATGGCGGTGCAGGTGTAAGTGCTATCTATCGTGAACAAATACAAGAAATGGAAGCAAAAATGGCAGTTGCACAACAAGCTAGCAAAGACACTAATGTTTTAGTTAAACAAAAACATCAACAAAAAGTTAAAGTAATACACGATACTAAAATTGTTGTGCAAAAAGAAATACAAACAGTTGAAAAACGCATTGATGCAGAATGTAAATTAGATCCGGCGGTAGTTAAAATTATCAATGAGGCTGCTAAAAATCCTAATACTACTAAAGGTACAGTTAGTGTAGAAGTCACTGGAGATAAAAAATGAGATTAATTAGTGTATTATTAGTTTCATTAATACTTACAGCATGTGCTACCAATAATTCTAAAGTGTTAGTTCAAATGAAATTTCCAGATGTTCCTCCAGAGTTGTTAATCGAATGTCCGGATCTTGCACAAGTTGATACGTCAACTAGCAAATTAAGTGATGTGTTGGAAACTGTCACAGATAACTACAGTGATTATTACGAATGTAAAGACAAAGTAGATACGTGGGTAGATTGGTATACAAAACAGAAGCAGATTTTTGATAACATAAAATAAAGGATATTATCATGGGATTTTTTACTAAAATAGAACAACTAACTGCTAGCAAATTAAAAAATATTTTTTTAGATGCCGACAAATTAGTTGAAGATTCAGAAAACACGATTGCGGCTTTAGAGGCAAAACTGATTGCAGAAAAATCTAAAGTAGCAGAGTTAGCGGCTAAAGCACATGCGGCGGCAGTTGCGGCGGCAGAAAAAGCTCAAGAAGAAGCAGAAGCTCTAGTATTAGAAGCAAAAGAAGCGGCCGAACGTGCGGCTCAACACTTAGCTAATGTACCATCAGCAATTGAAGGTAAAGTTAAAGTTGTTGAAACATTTAATCAAGTCGAACCTACATTGGGAGATATTGTCCCAAACGAAGTGTCAGCCCCGTCTCCACAAACTCCGTAATAAATACGTATATAAAGACAAAGGAGCGAACAATGTCAAAAGAGAAAGATAGTAACTGGATGCAAACCCTATGGCGTCCAATGATGGGCTGGATGTATATGCTTATCTGTCTGTTAGACATGGCAGTATTTCCAGTACTATGGGCATTATGGCAAGGTATCAATCATGCACCAATTACTCAATGGAATCCATTAACACTACAAGGTGCAGGATTATTCCACATTGCAATGGGCGCAGTACTAGGTATTAGTGCGTTTGGTCGTACACAAGAAAAACTAGCAGGTACAGCCGCAAATCCAACTGCTACGAGTCAAACTATTACTAACAATCAAAACATGTCAGGCAATGTAGCTGGCGGGTTTGGTAGTAATCAAGGTGGTATGGGCGGTATGGGCGGTATGAGTGGCGGCTTTGGAGGAGCATCAAGTGGCGGATTCAATTCATCAATGGGCGGCGGCTCAACATTTGGCGCACCTGCGTCAGGAGGATTCGGTGCACCAGCCGGTGGTTTTGGTTCATCAACACCATCTACAGGCGGCTTTGGAAGCACACCTACAGCAACAACACCCTCAGCAACAGCAGGAGGTTTTGGATCGGGTTTTAATAGCGGGTCAGGAACGACACCCGCTCCAGCGCCAGCAGTAAATGCTTCTGGCAAGAAAGTCATTCCAACGTTTGATCAACCTGCACTATAAGGAAAAAAAATGAAAAAAATTCTAGCATTATTAATTGTAGCGGTATTTGCATCAAGTGCAATGGCAACTGAAAAAGCCAAAGCACCAACAAAACCAGTTGTAAAAAAAGTAGTCAAACATCATAAAAAAGTAGACGGAACTTCAATGGCTGATACTAAACCAGATACTGTTGCTCCAAAACATAAAAAATAAATCAGTCAAAACCTTGACAGGCCTTATCTAATATAGTATAATTACTATATTACATTTGGCCTATTTTTATGACTACAGAAACAACACCCGAACAACCAGTATTCATAAGTCCGTTTGGACCTATGTTTCTAAAATTCAAACTACCAGATGATATGTTTGAAGCATTATTAGCCGAAGCAGAGCTAATGAAATCAAGAACCGATGACGATGTTTATATGAAAGAATACGACTGGAGTGATTATCTTGTCGGGAAAAATACTGGACAGTTGTTATTAAACTATGATTTTGTTATGAATTCAAATTTAGAAGGGTTATTACTAGCACTTGGAAATTTTTATTTGGAAAATCATCATAATAGAAATTCTGATACAGAAAGTATGAATTTAAAATTAGCCAGTGCCTGGTTAAATATTACACGAAAGCATGATTACAATTCCTTGCACGACCATAACAAAAGCCCGTTATCAGGAATTATCTATCTTAAAGAAGATCCAGAAATTGGAGAAGAAATAGATGGGTTAGCGGAAACTGCTAAAATAAAGGGCGGTAGCTACTTGCCTGGCATAACACATTTTGTTTATAGTTGTTCAAAACAATTTTTAGATTCAACTAGTTTTAGTTTTCGAGGTAAACCTGGAGAAGTAATAATTTTTCCAGGATGGGTTTCACATTTAGTAAATCCTTTTACTGCCGAAGGTGAACGAATGACCGTTGCTTTCAACTATCATAATGATACAACCGTAATACACAAGTACAACAAAGAGGAAGATAAATGACCGATTATTATCAAATGTTAGGTGTTAGTGAAAATGCTAGCCCGGATGAAATTAAAAAAGCCTATAGAAGTTTGGCTAATAAGCATCATCCCGACAAAGGTGGTGATCAAGCTAAATTTAAAGATATCAGTGTTGCTTACGATACGTTAAGTGATGCTCAAAAAAAAGCCGAGTACGATCATCAACGTCAATTTGGTGGACAACAATTTCATTTCCACACAGGCAATGGAGGGTTTGATCCATTTGCTGGCATGTTTGGCGCAGGCCATCCATTTGCAGACATATTTGGACAACAACGTGGACATATCCGCCGTAATAGAGATTTAAATATTCAATGCCAAATTACTTTGGCAGATTCATTCAGCGGTAAACAACTAGAAGCAAATTATAAACTTCCAAGCGGAAGAACACAAACTGTAGTTATTAACGTGCCAGCTGGTATCCAGCATGGAGAAACTATACGGTACGGTGATTTAGGCGATGATAGTATTCCTGGAGCACCACGTGGTAATCTTAATGTTACGATAATTGTATTGCCCGATCCTAATTACAGACGACAAGGAGATGATTTATACACTACTGTATACATTAATCCTATCGAAGCTATGATTGGATGTAGAAAAACTGTTAAAACTATTAATGGTACCAATCTTGATCTAGATATCAGAGCAGGTGTTGAATCCGGTACCGAATTTGCTAGTGCAGGTAATGGCTTTAGAAATGTAAATCAAGGCGGCCGTGGCAGATTTGTTAGCGTGATTAATATTAAAGCTCCTGCAATTTCGGATCCTGCCTTGATTAACAAGCTGAAACAATTAAATGATGAAATTAGTAAAATTTCCTGATCCGATACTTAAACAAAAAGCTGTACCATGGGATTTTGAAAAAGATCTCAATGCTAAAGAATTAGAAGTTGATATGGTTCAATTGATGATTGAAAGCAACGGTATCGGTCTTGCCGCCAATCAAGTTGGCTTGCTCAAACGTGTATTTGCTATTCATCTCAAAGATCAAGTTCCATTTTGCATGTTCAATCCCGGGATACTTGTAGGAGACAACGCTAAAGTATTGGGCAAAGAAGGGTGTTTGAGTTTTCCAGATTTATTTTTACGTGTGCCACGTGACAATAAAATAACAGCCATGTATCTTGACAGACAGGGAAATAAGCGTATAATAGAACTTGAAGGCATTGATGCAAGATGTTTTCAGCACGAGCTAGACCATTTGGACGGTATATGTTTTACAGATAACATAAGTCCTTTGAAGCTAGCATTGGCTAAGAAGAAATTACAAAAGAAAAAAGGAAAAAAGTAATGGTTGAACCAAGTGATAGCTTACAAGCGGTGTTCGAAAGAGCGATTGAAACTGCTAAAAAATTACATCACGAATACCTAACCATAGAGCATTTACTACTGGCTATGTTATCTGAAGATAATTTTAGCGAATGTATTAAGACCTTTGGATCTAATGCGGATGATCTTAAAAAGCAACTTTCAGATTATTTGAATAATAACTGTAGTGAAATTGTTATTCAAGATGTTGTAATTAAGCCTCGTAAAACACAAAGCGTAGAGCGTGTGCTTAATCGAGCATTTACACAAGTATTGTTTAACGGTCGTCAAAAAATCGAAGCTACTGATGTGTTTATTGCCATGATGGGCGAAAAACGTAGCTGGGCTTATTTTTATATTCAACAAGCAGGCATTGATCGAGATAAGTTTGCCGACTTTATTAATAACAGTGTAGAAGAAGTAGGCGAAGATGATGCGCCTGAAAGCAATTCGTTAACCAGAGCACTTGCGGCATTTACAACTAATCTTAATGATCTAGTTACTAAAAATAAGATCGATCCTGTTATCGGTCGTATAGATGAGTTAGAAAATATTAGTCTAGCACTAGGACGTCGTAGTAAAAACAACGTAATCCTTGTAGGAGATCCTGGTGTAGGTAAAACAGCTATTGCCGAAGGACTTGCTTATAATATTGTTAAAGGTGCAGTTCCTGACTTCCTTAAAGATTACAAAGTATATAGTTTAGATATTTCAGCTATGCTTGCAGGCAGTAAATATCGAGGAGACTTTGAAGAACGTTTTAAACATGTTATTAAAGCTCTTCAAAAGAAAGGTAAGACTGTGCTGTTCATCGACGAGGCACATATGATCTCTGGTGCCGGATCTGCTGGTAATTCAGCTAATGATCTTGCTAATATGATGAAACCGGCTCTAAGCAAAGGCAACATTAAAGTTGTGGCTAGTACTACTTGGGAAGAATATCGTAAACATTTTGAAAAGGATCGTGCGTTGATGCGCCGGTTCCAGCGCATTACTGTAGACGAACCTACACAAGAAATGACTTTGAGCATTTTGCAAGGTATTAAGAAATATTACGAGTCATTCCATAATGTTAAGATTCGAAACGATGCATTACAAGCGGCTATTAAGTTGAGTGTTAAGTATCAAGCTGATAAAAAGTTACCGGATAAGGCTATTGATTTAATCGACGTAGCATGCTCACGCTTTAATTTAAAACTTGCCGACGACCGTATTATCGGTGAACGCGAAATCCAATATGAACTTGCTAAGATGGTTGATATGCCAGAGGAAACTATTATGGAATCCGAAAGTTCTAGCATTGCAAAATTGCAGGATAATGTAAGTGCCGATGTATTTGGACAAGATAAAGCCGTTGAAGAGATTGTAGACAAGATTATTGTAGCACAAGCCGGGCTTAAACCTGAAAACAAACCAGTTGGATCGTTTGTATTCATGGGGCCGACTGGTTGCGGTAAAACTGAAACAGCTAAATCTCTTGCTAAACATTTAGGATCTAAACTGTTAAGGTTTGATATGAGTGAGTATCAAGAAAAACACAGTATTAGTAAACTAATAGGTAGCCCTCCAGGTTATGTAGGCTTTGAAGAAAATGCTGGCTTACTAATTACACAGATTCAAGAGAATCCAAATGCTGTATTGTTGTTTGACGAAGTAGAAAAATCACATCCAGATGTCAGTACAGTATTGTTGCAAATGATGGATAACGGATTTATTACCGGATCAAATGGCAAACGTGCTGATTGTCGTAACATTGTATTGATTCTTACAACTAACGCTGGTGCTAACGAAGCTGAAAAGAACGCAATTGGCTTTGGAGCGCAGGAAAAAGACTATAGTGACAAAGAACTTAAAAAATTCTTTACTCCAGAGTTCCGTAATCGTTTAGATGCTATCATTACGTTTAGTAAACTAGGTAAAGAGACTGTAGTTAAAGTTATTGATAAGTTTATGGATGAATTACGAGAGCAAGTTAAGGACAAAGGTATACGTGTTAAGATCGACAAAGATGCTACTAACTGGTTAATCGAGCATGGTTTTGATAATAAGATGGGTGCTCGTCCGTTGCAACGTGTCATTGACAAAGAAATTAAACGTCCTATGGCTAAGATGATGTTGTTTGGGGATTTAAAGAACGGTGGCTGGTTAACAATAACTGTTGAAAATGACAAGATTGTACTAGTTGCTAAACCTAAATTACCTAAAACACCATTACTTATGGTAGATCATTTAGAAAATGCAGTACAAGATAACTAAAAAATTGTTTGGTGGCATATATCAGTACAAAATTGTACTGACATGTGCTGGCTCAGGATTATTTAGACATAATGATTTGGATAATGTGCTTAAGAATCTAACAGACATCACATTATCCAATCAACCTAAACAAAACCATTTTGGATTGTATCGTAGCGGTATACATACTCAAGCAGAACTAGATTATGCCTTAAATTTACAAAAGGCATTATCTAAAATGTCTGATATAGATATCAGAGTAGAAAGCCCTTGGTTAAGTATCTATAGTAATAGTTTAGCAGATATCAATACTCTAGCTAAAATAGACGTTGATCAAGTAAAGTATATTTCTAAACCTGCAGATGGCACTGTACTCGATGCAGGAACTGTAGTTATGCCCAAGATGAATTACGATTATCGTATTACACTAGGTAAAACTATACAAGAGCATAGTGCATTTATAGCATGGGCTAACTCAAATAAGAAGTGTAAACTAACTAAAAGTTGTATCAAAGACTTGTTAAAACCACGTAGTTGGGGCGGTACTCATTTCTATATAACTGGTGATAATAATTTACTCATGGCCCGGATGCACTTGGGCGGTAGTATCAGCAAAGTAGAGCGAATCATTAAAAACTAAAGCCCTGCAAAAGCGATAAATACTCTAACCGCAGAGATTTCTGCTGATTTATTATTTTGGGCTTAAAAATGCGTATAAATGAACTATTAGAGGGCAAATACTTCGACGATATGAAGTTTGTTAAACCTGTAGAAGGTGGTGGCAGAGAATTAAACTTCAGTTTAGAAGAAGACTTAATACACTTCATGCACAATGACGATGATGTATATCGACGTCATGTATTTCCTAGTTTAACTAAATGTATTGATAAAAAAGGTGAAATAAGTAGTAAGGTGTTCCGCCTTGCTGTAGAAAACAGCTATAAAGTTTATATTAAAAAATACCCAATCCGTGAGCTTCCAGATCATTTAGATGAAAAAATTTGCAATGATATTTGCAAAAAAATGCTAGAAGATACTAAAGAACATATATCTAACGGCAAGTATAAGGACTAATCGTGCTGTTAAGAGAATTATTCTATCGCGAGGGTAAAGCTATTGCTGCCACAGACGATGGTATGGAAAAATATGGAAGACCTTTTAATCATCCAGAACATCTAGTATTCTTTAAAGGTGTTCGTGGCACATTAGAAGCACTTAATCATTTTAAAGAAATTGCTAGCGAAAAAGCAGGCAAGACTACTGTACGCCGTAAGTGGGACGGCAATCCTCAAGTGTATTGGGGTCGTGAACAAAAAGGCGGACCGTTAATCTTAGCAGGTCACAATCAATGGAGTCGCGGAGTTAAAAGCGATAGTCCAGAAGGTGTGTACGATTTTATTGCTAATCAAAGTGGAAATCCCAAAAGTCCCGAAGAACAGCAAAAACGTAATCAATTTGCACAAAATTTTTCAAATTTATATCCACTATTTGATGCCGCAACTCCTAAAAACTTTGTAGGGTTTGTATATGCCGATGCATTGTTTGGTGTTGATCCAAGTTTGAACAAAAAACTTGCACCGCCAACAGAAGAATATCCTCAAGGAATATGGGAATTTAGT